GTTGAGACCATCCCAGTCCCTTGTAACGCCACCTGTGCATATATATAATTAAGTATAGTGTTTACAAAACTAGTAAGCCGCCACCCTGATAACAAGGTGCCACGGGTAGTGTACTCACCACCCTCCGCTAATATTCTACTATTATGTATCGATAGTATTGTCCAGTCGATGGCCGCAATTTGTTCTTTGTAGAGTTTTGTCTTGAATACCTCACGGTATGCTGACAGTACTGCCTGCATGCTGTCATGAGTGTGTTGTGAATTGAAATCTTCATAATCAAAACAATAAGGAACACCGTTCCTCAGTACCTCATTAACTGTTTTACTTACGTTATCCTCAGTAGCTGCAGGCCCAATTGGAAATAGAGCACTCAATGCTTCTTCGCAACCTGCAAATCCGTAGCCACTAATTATGAAGCTAGTCGCATCAACCCCGTAGATAGCACGTTGCTTGCCCCACTCGCACTTTACTGATGGCCAGGCTACTATCTCAGGTTTCCTACTAATTATCTCATTAAATGACATGTCCGGCATCCTGTTGAAAGCGAAGAATTTATGTCTCAACAAACGTGACTTTGCCTTATACTGGTTGTCACTATCATATTGAGAATGGTAAGCTCCTGTTGGTGACCATTGCCATCTGCCTGCCCAATAGCTATCCCAAGACGACTTTTGTGGATTGCTGTTTAGCGATAATAACCTCTGAAATAGGCTGGTAGCTTCTTTATAAATGATGCCCGCATTTATATTGCATGTATTAGGTTGCACCCTGTGTAACCTCTCTGCTTCCCAGTCAACTGACCCGACTCCTCTATTAACTAAAACTTCCATTTCAAAAAATTGCGTCATATCTACCTCAAGTAAATTTTGAACCGCTTTAAGTCGTTGGCTAAAATCTTTCTTAATTCGGGTATAAAAGTCCATCTCGCTAGTTATGTCCCATAGCCAGATACCACTCTTATGCATTAATTGTCGATTTACTTTACTCAATGTACAACACCAAATCAACACTCCGACTAAAAAACTCTCCCTTATGCCATATGCAGCTATTCTGTCTAGCAGAGGTAACGCAAACTCAACATTTTTCCGAAAATAGTCTAACCCGAACTGTCTAAGTTCGTGAATTGACATGTGTCTAAGGTGACTCGCTGAAACTTTGTCTATTATAGGTTCCGTTGTACCATTAAATATTTTTTCTAAATTCGCGTACGTTCTATATCCAGTATAACGTTTCTGACTTTTATTAGTTACGTAAAATAAATAATTTATTATCTCTTGATCGTTACAGACCCCATAAGGAAACAGCTGTGGCCCATACTGTATTCTTGAGATCCTTAGTGTTGCCTGCTTACTAAGATATCTCATATCCAGATCGTTACTAATATACATAGCCGTTATATTTAGCTTCTTGATATATTTTACATGTATCATCACGACATACTCCCCATATAGATACGGTCGGTAACCATCAATCCCTTTACCTATGTACAAATCAAACAAGAGAAATTGTCCGTGGTCGGTGTCCGAAAGATAAGTTGTGTTGCCTGCAACGTTGATTGCTAGCGGCACAGCCGTTAGCTCTGACCACTGTCCACCCCTACTTCTGGTAGTATGGGTGGCGGCTCCTCCGGTGGTGCTACTAATGAGTCTAACTCCTTGCGTTCTCCTGGCATTGCCACGCCTGCTTGGGTTTGGA